AAAGTATTTGAACAAATAATTTAATTTTATAGGAGTATATTATGGCGAAGGTCACTAATGCTTTTGACACATATTCAGCAACTGCTGACAGAGAAGATCTAAGTAATATCATTTACAACATCTCTCCAATGCAAACACCGTTTATGTCGTCAATTGGAAAAAGAAATATTAAGAACGTAGTGTTTGATTGGCAAACAGAAGTATTACCTACACCAAGTTCAGCTGGACAATTAGAGGGTTTTGAACTATCAAGATCAGCTTCAACAGCTACAACAAGGGTAAGTAATGTTGCTATGATTTCAAGCAGAGATGCAACTGTAACAGGTTCGCAGGACGCTTCAGATGCAGCTGGTAAAAGATCAGAAATGGCTCATCAGCTTGCTATTATGTCAAAAGCACTAAAAAGAGATATGGAAGAAGCTCTATGTCAAAACGGCGCTAAAACAACTGGTGATGCTACAACAGCTAGAAAAACTGGTGGTTTTGAATCTTGGATTACATCAAACGTATCAAGAGGTTCCGGCGGTGCAGGTGCTGGTGGCGGTGCTGCTCCAACAGACGGAACAGACAGAGACTTAACAGAGGACTTACTAAAAGGTGTTCTACAGACTATGTTTACTAACGGCGGTGAGCCAAACATGGCTATTTGTGGTCCACACAACAAGCAAGTTATTTCTGGTTTCACAGGTAGAACTCAAGCTAGACAGTTTGTCGATGCAAACACAGTTGAAGCTTCAGTATCTGTTTACTCATCTGACTTTGGTGAACTAAAAATTGTTCCATCAAACAGATCAAGAGAAACATCACTATTATTAGTAGATCCAGAGTTTGCTAAAGTGTCTTACCTAAGAGACTTTAAAACTGTTGATATTGCTACAATAGGAGATGCTGAGACAAAAATGATTGTGGTTGAGTATGGATTAGAAGTATCCAACGAAGCTGCACATGGTGTTGTTGCTGACCTAAACGTATCATAAGTTTAGTCAATAACCTTTAAGGGATGTTTCGGCATCCCTTTTTTTTGTGCTAAAATCTCTACATGGCTAAGACAACACTAATAGATCATAAGCAAGGTTATAAATCTGTATTTGCTACAGAGGATGATAAGGTTATTTATCACACACAACAAAACATACAACCTACTTTAGACTATGTTAAAAACTTGTCTGAATATAAACCTGGTAAAGATTTTAGGCATGTAGCTGAAATACCAATGGTTGTATATCAAAGAGCAGTCCGAGAAGGATGGGCGCAAGACTCAGCACAATGGAAAAAATGGTTAAATCATTCAGATAATAAACCATTTAGAACATGGAAAGGTAAAGTATGACATACGATGAATTAAAAACTAATATAGCTAATTTCTTAAATAGATCAGATTTAACAGATCAACTTGATTTTTTTATTGATGCTACAGAGGCAGAATTTAATAGGAGATTAAGAAACAAAGACATGATAAAGCGTGCTACTGCTACAGCTGATGGTCAATACATGAGCTTACCAACTGATTGGTTAGAAGCCATAAACATAGAAATTACATCAAACGACTTTAGACCATTATTCCAACAATCAATAGAATCATTAGATGTTTATAGAAAAGCTAATAACAATGTATCTGGTCAACCAATATATTATGCAATTGTAGATAACTCATTAGAGTTAGCACCTACTCCTGACTCAAGTTATACATTACAATTAACATACTACGGCACTATAGATGCACTTAGTAGTTCTAATACTACAAACTTTATATCCACAGGATATCCAGATGCTTATCTATATGGTGCTTTAAAACATGCTTCTATCTATCTAATGGAAGATGAAAGAGTGCCTTTATTCACAGCACAATTTGAAAAAGCATTAGAAGAAATGAGAATGGAACAAGAGAAAGCAGAATTTGGCAAAGGCTCTCTAATGCAAAGAAGAAGAACTTATGGCAAGTCTGGTAAAAAAATATATTATTGGAATAATAATTAGGAGACAATATGGCTGGATTTAGTGATTATTTAGAGGACAAAGTATTAGACCATGTGTTTGGTGGTAATGCTTATACAGCGCCAGGAACATTATATGTTGCTTTATATACTGTAGCACCTACTGATACAGGTGGCGGTACTGAAGTATCAGGCGGAGCATACGCAAGACAATCAGGAGCATTTACTGTATCTGGTACAAACCCAACAACAGCTACTAACTCAGCTGCAATTGAATACCCAACAGCAACAGCTGATTATGGTACAGTAGTAGCAGTTGGTATTTTAGATGCCTCATCAAGTGGTAATCTATTAGCTTACGCAAACTTAACAACTTCTAAAACTGTAAGCTCAGGTGACGTATTCAGATTTGACGCTGGCGATTTAGATATAACATTAGCTTAATAACATGGCCTCAGTAGGCTACGGATATGGTGGATACGGGAAGTCTCATTTTGGGACACCTGTTTTCCAAATCGGCGCAGCCACTATATCTGCAACATCAGGAGCTACCGCAACTGGTAGACAAATAGATAGAGGTCAAGCGACCATATCTGCAACCTCTAGCGTAACAGCAGTTGGCATACAAATAGATTTAGGATCAGCAACTATTGCTGCTACATCTAGCGCAACATCTGTTGGTGTAAGAATAGCGCTTGGTGCATCAACCATAAGTTCTACAAGTGCAATGACAGCAACTGGTCATCAAATAGACCGAGGTGTTGTTTTTGGACCAGCAGTATCAGGAATGACTGCTACTGGTAGATTCACAGTTAAAGGTGTTGTTGACATACAAGGCGTTAGTGGCTTTGATGCTATCGGTCATCAGATAGATAGAGCCACATCTACAATTACACAAACAAGTGGATTTAATGCAATTGGTGGTCTAAAATGGGAAGATATAATTGTTCCTGATGACACATGGACAGAACAAGATATAATAGCAGATACCTGGACAAACCAAGCGAATCCAGACACATCATGGACAGATTTACAAACAAGTACAACATGGTCAGATCAATCTAATCCATCTACTACTTGGAATGAATTAAGCAAACAAGACGCAGCTTAAAGGATAAAATTTTATGGCAGATACATTTACAACTAACCTTAACTTAACAAAACCAGAAGTAGGAGCATCTACTGATACTTGGGGAACAAAGCTAAACGATGACCTAGATACTGTTGATGGTTTATTTAGCGCTACTGGTACATCAGTAGCTATGAACCTAGATGGCGCAGTTATTGATAGCTCTGTTATTGGTGGCACAACACCAGCTGCGGGTACATTTACAACCCTTACAGCTAATACTTCAATTGTAGGTACTTTATCTACAGCAGCACAAACAAACATAACAAGCGTAGGTGCATTGAATGGTGGATCAATCACATCAGGTTTTGGATCTATAGATAATGGCTCATCAGCTATTACAACAACAGGCACAGTTACTTTTGGTACTTTATCAGATGGCAGCATTAATATTGCAAACTTTATTGATGACGATACATTTGGTACAGCATCAGCTACAACAGTTGCTACTTCTGAATCAATCAAAGCCTATGTAGATAGCCAGGTAGGAACAGTAGATACATTAGCCGAGATCCTTGCTAATGGTAACACTACAGGCGGTACAGATATAGCTGTAGGCACAGGTGATGATATTACCTTTGCAGATAGTTCAAAAGCAATATTCGGAGCAGGTTCAGATTTAGAAATTTATCATGATGGTAGCCATAGCCGTATTGATGATGCAGGCACAGGCAAACTTATCTTACGTGGTAACGATGCCGTAGAAATACATAAGTACACTGGTGAATACATGATTACGGCTGTTGCTGATGGTGCAGTAACACTTTATCATAATGATTCACCCAAACTAGCCACAACCTCAACAGGCATAGACGTAACAGGAACAGTTACTGCTGATGGTTTGACTGTTAATAACTCACTAGCCAATCCTATTAAAATTAGACGCACAACTTCAGGCTCAGAACAGTTAGAAATTTCGGTTAATGATGGTAATGTAGTATTTGATAGCTATCAAGATGAGGCTGATAGGTATGGTGGATTTACATTTCAAGGTACAGAAAACGGAGTAGGCACAAGAACAAGACTAGACATAGCTCATACAACAGGAGACATCTCCTTCTATGATGACACAGGAACTACCCAAGCTCTATACTGGGATGCAAGTGCTGAGAGATTAGGTATTGGAACGACTAGTCCAAGTGATGCTTTGGTGGTTGAAGGTAATGTAGCTTCTCCGCATAGAATTGCGATTAGTAATGAAAATGCAAGTGGTAAAGAAGCATTAAAGTTTAGTCAAGGAACTACTGTTAAATCTTGGATTGAGTTTGATAACTCTACTTCACTTTTTGATGTATGGCAGTATACAAATAATGATTTAAGATTTGGAACTAACAATACAGAACGCATGAGAATAGACTCATCAGGAAACGTTGGAATTGGTGTAACCAATCCATCAAGTTACTGGGGACAAGCAGATAATCTTGTTGTAGGTGGTACTGGTAACGATGGTATAACTATTAAATCTTCAACATCAGGAAATGGTAGACTAATATTTACTGATACAGAATCTTCTACAGCAGGTCAGAACGATGGTGGTCAAATTCAATACAATCATGCAAGTGATTATATGACTTTAAGAACCAATGGTGCAGAACGCATGAGAATAGACTCATCAGGTAATGTTGGAATTGGAACGAGTAGTCCTGACAATCCTTTACACATATCGGCATCTACAGAGCCATATATACGTATTGAAAACACAGATATAACATTAACAGAAGGTCAAATAGTTGGTGGTTTAATTTTTGAACAAAACGACTCAACTGGAGGAGGAACAGGGATAACAGGTCGTATACAAATGCGTTCTGCGGACAGACCTGATAACAGTAGTTATTTTGGTAATGTAGCTGATATGGATTTTCTTGTTTCTGGTGCATCTACTGGTCAAGCCTCAAATAACGCTACCAAAACTGCAATGACTATACGTGCAGGAACAGGTAATGTTGGAATTGGAACCGATAGTCCTTCATCAAAACTTAGCGTTTCAAATGCAGGAGCAGGTGGTTTAGAAATAAATCCAAGTTACTCAGGTACAAGGAACTTAGTAATAAATTATAACCGCTCAACATCTTCTTATACTGGCGTTGATTTTGATGCTACAGATTATATATTTTATGGCACTGGCACAGAACGCATGAGAATAGACTCTTCAGGTAATTTGTTGGTTGGAACTACTGATAGCTCTCCTTTTAATAATAGTGCAAATACATCAGCAGACAATGGCATAGCTTTAGGAAATGCTGGAAATGTTTATGCAGCAAGATACAATTTTGCACCTTTAGACCTTAATAGAACAGGTAGTGATGGTGATATCATTGCATTAAGAAAGTCAGGAGCAATAGTTGGAAGTATTGGTACAACTAGCAGTAACCTATATATAGGTACAGGTGATACTGGTGTTTTCTTCAATGCATCTGAAGATGCAATTTATCCTATCAATACATCAACTATAGCAGGTAGAGATAATGCTATAGACTTAGGTAAGTCTGATACAAGATTCAAAGACATTTACGCTACCAATGGAACTATACAAACTTCAGACAGGAACGAGAAACAAGATATAGAAGCTCTAACAGATGCAGAGACTAGAGTAGCTGTTGCAGCTAAAGGACTACTTAGAAAGTTCAGATGGCAGTCTGCTGTAGCTTTAAAAGGTGATGATGCTAGAATCCACTTTGGAATCATAGCTCAAGACTTACAAGATGCTTTTACTGCTGAAGGATTAGATGCAGGTGACTATGCTATGTTTATTAGTAGCACTTGGACTGATGATGACGGAGTAGAACAAACAAGACTAGGAGTACGTTATAGCGAACTTCTAGCATTTATTATTGCAGCAATTTAACAAAGGAGAATAATATGGCAATTGGATATACTTGGGACGTTTCAACAGTTGATACTTACCCAACACTAGATGGTAATGCAGACGTTGTTTATAACGTGCATTGGAGATTAACAGCAGAAGATGATGCTAATCAGGATGCTGATGGCAACAACATTACTGCTACTTCATACGGGACTTGTGGTTTAGATACTTCAGACCTCTCAAGCTTTACAGCTTTTGCAGATTTGACAGCTTCTGACGTACAAGGCTGGGTTGAAGGAGTTTTCGGAGCTGATGATGTTGCAGCTAAAAAAGCAGCATTAGATGCAAAGATAGCTGAAATCATCACACCAACAAGCGTTACTAAGACTATAGGTTAATCATGGCCCTGTTGCCTGTAACTCCGCCAGCTGGGATAGTCAAAAATGGAACTGACTATGCTAATAAAGGTCGTTGGGTTGACGGCAACTTAGTTCGTTTTGAAAATGGTTTTCTTAAACCTATAGGCGGTTGGTCTAAACTAAGAGCTACAGCATTAGATGGCGAGCCTATTGGCATGTACGCCTATAAAGATAATGCTGGTAACTCTGTATTAGCAGTTGGTACTAGACAAAAGATCTATGTGCTTTACGACAACACCTGGACTGATATAACACCATCAGGATTTGTAAACGATGTTACAGCTGATCCATTAGGTTATGGTGCATACCATTGGGGTGTAGAAGATTATGGTGATGCTAGATCACAATCAGGTTTACCATTACAACAAGGTCATTTCTCCTTTGACAACTGGGGTGAACACCTAATCTTTTGTTTTTCTGGTGACGGCAAAATCTATCAATGGCGACCAGACTCAGCAGGTGGATCACCTGATACTATCGGCACAGTAGTAAGCAATGCACCTATTAATAACCAAGCTATATTAGTAACTAACGAAAGGCATTTAGTTGCTATTGGTGCAGGCGGAGATCCTAGGAAAGTTGCATGGAGTGATAGAGAAGATAATACCAACTGGACATCCACAGCTAGAAACACAGCAGGTGACTTACAAATACCTACAGGCGGTAGGGCATTGCTAGGTGTTAAATATCAAAACGATGTCATCATATTTAGTGATACTGGTATAGATAGAATGAGCTATGTTGGCTCACCTTTTGTCTATGGTATTACCGCAGCTGGTTCTAACTGTAAAGCAGTAAGTAGAAGATCAGTAGTACAAACAGGTAACTTCTTAGCATGGATGGGTGAGAATGCTTACTTTGTTTATGATGGTGTTGTAAGAGAAATACCATGTGAAGTGCATGACTTTGTATATGACAACTTAAATGTTCCAGGTAGAAACGCATCATGGGGTGGACACAACTCAAACTTTAACGAGATATGGTGGGGATTCCCAGTAGGCACAAGCCAATACAGACCTAACAAATATATCATTTGGAACTACAGAGAAAACACTTGGTCTATTGGATCATTAGACAGAGGCTGTTGGATTGACCAAGGTGCTTTTGACTATCCAATTGCAGGTGATTCGCTTGGTTTTATTTACGAACATGAATCAACTTTATTATCCAACTCACCAAATTTAGACTCTGATGTACCTTTTTGTACTAGCGGTCCAATAGAATTAGGCAACGGCGATAACTATGTGCAATGTAATCAGATTATTCCAGACGAAGAAGCTAATACATTACCTGGTGTAACGATAAGCTTTAAAGGCAAGTTTACACCGCTAGGCGCAGAGACTGACTTTGGTTCATTTACCTTTGAGAACGATGGTTATACTGATGCAAGGTTTACAGCAAGACAAGTACAAATGACTG